CAAGTCCTGCATATTCATTACCAATCTCCTTTGCTACATCTTTTAAAAAATTCACTCCTTAACCTCCAATAATGATGTGATGTAATTAGAACGTTTCATGGCACGCTCAAACCATTGTGCTTCTTTTTGATCCTCAAATACTTTCTCTTCTCTAGGAGAGAAACCAAAAGCATTTTGATAGGTAACTATAAAACGTGTTCTGTTCATCCGAATAGAAACTCCAGTGTTGCGATTTTTTCAGGTTGCCACCCAATCGTATCCATAATAACTTTGATCGGTTCCAGAAAACTCTTTGAGAATTGTAGATCATAGTCTACCTGTTTGTCAAGACCAAATTCCTTCGGGAACGTCGCCAGATAACTGATGACATTCTCACCGATTTTATTAGGAGTCTTCAGATAAACAAACTTGATCTTCTCACCATCCTGAATCAAAGGATACTTATGAGTAAGTTTGTTTTTCTTATTGTGGAAGTTGTACAGCAATGCTCCTCTAACGTGAATAGGTGTGCCTTTGCTATAGATCGACGCGGGATTGGACCATTTATTTATCCCATTACAACCTCGGGGGAATGAAATATCTTCGATTGGCAACGATGAAAATTGTTCCCTAAAATCAGCAATAAATTTCTGTGCTGCTTCTTCGTCTTTGTTCATGATCACTTGCATACACTCCTTAATTGCAGTGCGACAAGCAGCAGGTGTAGATGACTTCACTGCTTCAAGACCCATGATCTTGAGTTTGGGTTTCTCATAGCGAACACCCTCGCTGTCCCAGACGTTGAGGATATATCGCTTCTTAGCAGTCCAGATGCCCTTCTCAGCGATGTTCTCTCGCTTCATGAACATCTTCTGTTCATAGGCACCAACATAGTCTGCTAGTTCTTTGTACGATCGATCGATGAATGGTTCGATTCGATCCTTACAGGCAGCATCGAGAAAGCTGACGACCCTCTCTGCAGAAACACTTTGTACATCAAATACATGGCGAACGAGTAGATCAAGACAGATATAAATGCTGTCAGTATCGGAAGCAATAACATAATCGTGGTCCTCCGTTTTGAGTAGTTTGTTCAGGTAACTATTTACTTTTCCTTCGATCCAACGAATTGAGACTTGACCCGAGAGAGTGATCGCCTCAGCATTTGCCAGATTGTAATATCGGAAGTATTGATTTCCGATGGCACCATAGGCACTGTTAAGTTGGATCTTTCGTGCCATTTGGATATTGTTGAACTTGGAGATATCCTTTTGAAGTGACGTGGTTTCAGATGCTGTCTTGGCATGTTCCAAGGACTGCTTAGCGGCAAGCATCCTTTTCTTATAAATGGTTCGTTCATCGTAGATCTTCTGCATCATTTCAGGAAGGAAACCGTGAACGTCTTTACGGTACTGAGCACCGTTCGCACAAACGCAATAGTCTCCTTTGATATCTAGCGTTTCCTCAAGAATTCTATCAACTGTTGCTGATGGGTGCCGTTCTTCAACCAGGGTTTCTGGCGAGATATTGTACTGCATAATAAGGTGAGGATACAGACTATTAAGATCAAAGCTGACAACCCAATCATACTTTCCAGGAATCGGTTCTTTGACGTATGCTCCTGCGTATTTTTCATCCTTCTTCGCACCTTTACGAGGGGGAACAACTAGATTTCTGTCACTAAGATAGTTATAGATCATGGTGTCCCACATACGGACCTGACTATACACATCTTCAAAGTTGACCTTTGCATCATATGCCATCGTGATAGCAAGTTCAAGCAACTTCATTTTATCTTCCAGTCTGTCGATTAGTTCAACGTCTTGGATGTTGTATTCCATAAACTTCTGCCAATCTCGGGTATAGAAATCTTTGAAGTTTTCGTATTCAGAGTGATCAACCTTTCTCTGACCGAGTTCGACGAAAGCGATATGGTCAAGTCGGTAAGATTCTTGATTGCTGTATGTAAACTTTCGATATAGATCCAGATAGTCAAGAATATTGACACCAGAGATATCGTAAGCATAATTTTTACGCCCTTGGACATAGATCTCCCTCTCGTTTGCACGGTTCCAAGGAGAAAGAGACTTCATCCATTTTTCTCCAAGCACGCGATTAACCCGACGAGCAATGTATGGAACGTCATACAGATTAACGTTCCAACCCGTCAGGATATCAGGTGTATTTTCTGCCCACCACCCAATGAAGTGGTTTAGCATTTCATGTTCTGTCCAGAAGATATTAGTCTCAACACCTTCAGGTGCTTCAAACTCACGAGTTGCCCAACAGTAATACTGTTTAGTCACCATGTCTTTGATGGTGATAGACAACATTTCTTCTGCTGCTTCTTCTACATTGGGGAACCCATTCTCACACTGGACCTCAATATCAAGAGCATAGATTTTCATCTGGTTGATATTGTACTCAACCTCTTGAACAAAGTTTTCAGAGATATACTGATATACAAAACGTTCGTATCCGTATACCTTGAAATTCTCAACGTCTTCGTACTTTTGAATAAACTCTCGGGCATCCCTAGCAGATTCAAACTTGATAGGTTTTACATTCTCCCCTTCGAGAGTTTGATACTTCTCATCCTTCTTCGATGGCACGAATAGGGTAGGGGAAAATTGGGTACGGAACTGAACTTGCTGTCCGTTCTCGTACCCACGGTACAAAATAACGTTACCTGCTAGTTGTACGTTGGTGTAAAACCTACTCATTCGCTGCTTTGTACTCCTTTGCAATCTGTTCTGACGGATCCACTATAGTCAAAACTGACTCGGATGTCAAGAAAAGATCACGTTGTGAAGCAAATGCAGGGAAGGGTTCTAAGGTGCCATCTGCCAAAATGCTAAAACATTTTTCAATCAAGATGGCAGGTTCCTCATCCAGTTCAGTGACGTTACCGATTAGGTACTCACTCCTGTTCGTCATCAGAAGAATCTTCAGATTCGTTTCCATTGGTTGCCTCCACTAATTCTTGGTACTTTGTGATAACTTCATCATGTGTGTCATAAGCACTAATGATTTCATCGTACCTGACAATAATTGTGTGGTCCTTTGCCAGAGGAGCATAGGGTTCCATGGTAATCTCAGGGCTACTAATCTTATGAATAGTTCCCTCATCATCTTCAGCAGTCATGCCGTCAGAAATCCAGATAACAAACGGTTTGATTAACTGATAACCAAGAACCTTTTGCTCTCCCTCTGCAGCGATTTCTCGAATGTCACAGATGACATCCTCACCGTTTCTTGTTCTTACGACCTTTACGCTCATAACTTCTCCGTGAAATTTCAAATACACATTCTTTGATAAGATCTTTTAGGATCTTGTAGTCCGCTTGCCCTTTCTCTTCTGCGATTGGACGGACATAACGCATTATATCATCCAAATGATTTGCTGGCAAATCTAATGTTAGGAGATCCGATTCTCCATCATAACTATTCGGTTTTAGGTTTAGGTAAATGTTCATACTAACCTCAAATAAAAAGAGACCCTCTAAGGGTCTCTTTAGTTGTACATTATATATCAATAATCGTCGAGATAACTTTGACAGGTATCAGGATTTTTTTTACACCATGCCCTCACATATGAATCAGCATCTTGTTCCATAGTGTAGTGAGCGTGATTGTGTGCTAGTCCTATCACAATCAAAGTTCCTACCAGCAATCCATTAAACAGTGTCACTGGGTGACTCACTACTTGGAGTATCTTGGATATCATAGACTTTAAGTTTCTGATGATCGGGAATAATTTTCCTCAATTCTACCACAAGCAATCCATTGTTGAAAGTAACTGTGCCAATTTCAACATCATCTGACAAGTTGAAACCTCTAGCGAAGGTGCGAGTGGAAATACCTCTGTGCATGTACTCCTCTTCACCTTTATTTTTTGGTGTGGTTGATCTAATCAAAAGAACATTACTTTCAGTAGTTACTTCAAATTGATCTTTACTCCAACCAGCAAGTGCTACTTCAATTCTCCATTTAATTTCACTTTCTTTAACAATGTTATATGGAGGATATGCTTCGTTGACAGATCCCATTCCATATGAATGTAGTCTGTAAAAAATATCATCTAGTCCGACGCTATATTTTTCTGCAGCGTCTACGATGGCACCCAAATCTTTGGTGCCGAACCTTTTCAGTCCAGTCATTTGTTATGCTCCTTTATTAAGCGAGTTTTATTGTGTGGTCCCCGAAGGCAACCGAAAATATTTATAGTCACACCTAGTAATATCTGGGTGTAGCATTCCGAACTACAGTGTAAGGTCTTCCACACCTACATATAGGTATAGACCTAACTTATGGCAAGATGAAAAAATTCATTCCTGTCGTTATGCTTTTATTGACGGCGAGTGCAGCAAATGCTGGTGGTCTCGTTACTAAACATTCAGCAAGTGTACAACTAAACGTTGATGCTGCTCGTTCTACTGCAACGAGAATCGGTTCCTCGTTCAGTATCTCAGGTTCAAATATTGATACTACGGACGGGTCAACTGCTGGTGCTGTATCTGCTGGTACTATCACCTCTGGTGTATACAACCCTGGTACTATTACTGCTACCCAAGATACTGCTGGTGCAGCATTTAGTTTCAGTCAATCTTATACACAAGGTGATGCAGTTCCAACTAGTGCAGCTACTGTAGGTGATATTCAAAACTTCGGTTCGATGACATCTTACACAGCTGGAACTGCTGGATCTCTCGCTGGTACTGTAACTAGTGCAGGTGTTCTTACCGTAACCGCTGGTGGTGCAGGTACAAGTGCTACAGGACAATACGTTTCTGAGATTACTGTAATTGATTGAGGACGTTTGTAATGACGACTTCTGGGTGGACTTATTGGAGTATTGCGACGAGTGTGGTGGCAATCCTAAGTTTAGGTGCCACCGCCCAGGCAGTGCCCGTTGTCCCAAACTTCACACAGGGCTCGATGACGAGCCATACAGAAACAACTTCTAAAGTAACTGAAACTATTAATAGTATGGATTATAACACTGGTTATCAATATTCGGTAACTGGTAGTGGTATTACACCTTCAGGTAATCTTTCACCTGGCACAGGAACAAATAATGTAACAATCGACGGCGTGACATCATCATGGACAGGCATCAACAGCAGACCAACATTCACACAGACGACACCAGGAGCAGCGTTCCAATTCACAGAGACGTATCAAGGTCCTGGTTTAAGTCAACAAACAATTATTCAAAGAACGACCGAGGTTACAAGCGTAACAGACACTACAAGTATCTTTACGCAGTAGCAGCACTATTCTTAGCAGCACCCGTAAATGCCGAGACAGTTGGTGGGGTATCTGCAACGGCAAGTCCAATCGCGAATAGCTCTGGCTCGGTGACCAACCAAGCTATCCAGGTATTACAGGGTCCTTATATCACTAATACTTACGGAGCGGGGATCCAGTGTCAGGGTCCTACTGTCAACTTCACACCGTATGTAACAGGAACTGCTTCTGCACAGAAACCATATGAACCATATTATATGGATCCTGTATATGACATGCGTGATTTAGATGAGGACGGTTCTTTAGACAACCCAGGAAATATTTTATATCACGTTCCGACAAGAACTGGACAAAAAGATAACTATAGTATTGGCATTGGTTTCTCTGCTACATGGTCTAGACCATTAGATAAGAAACTACAGGACCAATGTAAAGAGGCAGCTGCTGCTAACATCGCATTGATGCAACAACAAACTGCCAATAAAAGATTAGATTTTGAGATCGCGAGATTGAAAAATTGTGGAAATTTATTAAAGGAAGGAATTCGCTTTGCACCTGGGACAAGGTATGCTTCTATTTGTGCAGACGTGCAAGTGGTAAATGTAAATGCTATTCCTGACCATGTGCATCGTATTATTCCTTCCCCTTCAGCTTCCGAATTGCGTGGTTCCTCAAACGCTGCTCAGCTTGGCGGTCCCTTAACGACTGGACGGGAACAGACTTCCCCCTGATTGCTGCAATCTTTTTAATAACTTTCTTGACCGTTGGTTTGACTGCTTTCAACAGTAAGTCTGCCAGCGGTTTTGCTAATAGAGCGGATGTTGTAGCAACAACTGCAATTGATGCTGTAGTCGTGATAGATCCTGCACTTGGGATTGCCTTAACAATCTGGTCTGGGATCTTAAGATCTTCTTTGACTGGTATACATTCTTTTCCGACCAGTCTGTACTCAACGATTTTCTTGGTTCCATTTTCTACTAATGTACCAATAGGTTCTTTAAGTTGCTGTGCCTCAGTAGGACACTCTACTTTAGGCACTTTTGTATCTGTCTTAGGTGCCTTTATTTCTGGTTGTGCTGGTGGTTTGACTGGTGGAACTTTCTGCTCATACTCAAACTTTAATTCATCTTTATTATAATCAATAGGATTAAATGACGGTACACCAGCATCACAATAAGTGATGAGACCATTCTCATCATCTACACCAACCTTGTTCGATTTATTCTCTGCTTCATGCGCCTCAACACATCCAGGAATGTTTACGATAGGCACACCAATTTCCTGCGTGACAGGCACGCTAGGAGGGATTGATTGGGGCGCTTCTTGTAACCAAGGAGGAATATCCCTGACTTTAATTTCACCTATACCAATACGAATGTCAGGAATTTCCATTAGCAATCATTAAATACTTCACCTACTTGTGATCCAATATCAGAACCAATGTTCTGACCTAGCAGTAATGCCCAACCACCTGCTAACCATCCAACGTAAGGGATGCCAGACAGTGCTGGGACTGCTACACCAGCGGCAATAGCACTACCTGCCATCGCACCTTGACTTCGTGCGCCAGCGTCCGCCCTGATACACTCTTCGGTTTTTGCAAGGTTCTTTCCCTCAGTGTCTGAGACACTACCTCCGATGTTACGGACTCCATCCATAGTGTATTGATCGCGACGATACTCACGACGCTGCTCAGTTTTAGGACCAAACAGTCCTTTCTTGTTTTGATCAAGTTGCAGTGTCCTTTCGGACTGCATTACTGTAGGATCATTTGCTCGATATCTAATTCTATATCCGTTCTTATCTGCTTCTACTTCGTAAGAAGAATAGTCACCTCTAGGGAATTGAATGACAGGAAAATCTGGTTTACTTTCCTGCATCAAATATCCAAGTAATCCCACATGGGCAAAAGCAAAAAGACCACCAATAGCAATACCGACATACTTTAGTTTCATGATCAGAAGGGAGATGGTGGAATTACTTCTGTAACCACTGGTGCAGATGGGGATTGAGGTCCACCAGTAACACCAGGAAGTGCTGAAGGAATAGCAGAATCTAAAATATCAGGTACGGCACCAGAGATCGCTTCAATAGCACCAGCAGATAATGCATCGATACCCTGTTGAATGAGGACATCTTTTTGAATATACAAATAAGCACCCCCACCGATCACACCAAGAGAGGTGAGACCAGACAGAAGTGCTACGACGTTAATAAATTTTTGCATGATTACATCTTGTAAGTGTCATCTGTAGTAATCTTGAGAGGTGCTTGCTCAACTTTAATAGTTTGAACAGGACCACTAGATTTTGCAGCCTCGATCAGTCTTTCCAAATCTTGTTTGGTAATTCCGCCAGCACCAGCAGCGGCAGCAGCTTGTTGTTGCTGTTGCATCTTCATAGTACCGTCACCTGATTTTTTAGCTGTCTGAACCCCGAACGTAGCTAAAACCCCAGTAAACACGGAGGCTATGAAGGTTGGATCGAGATCTTGTTCAGGAAACTGAAGTGCTTTAGGAAGATCTACATATGC